TAGCACGTTCACATTCTTGATTTCCGTTAGAATAGATTACTGCTTCCATTACTTTTCCTCCTCGTATGAGTATGTAATTGATACCTTTCTTTTTAAAACTCCTTTATGATCAAGTAAAGTAGAATATTGAATTTTACCATCCAATATCTTACAGACATTATCTAATTGAGTTTTAACAGCAAATTTTCTAAAATCCTCGTCAATCACGTTGTCTCCAGTCATCAGGTTTATGATGTATAAAATTATTTAGATCATTCTACTAAACCCTTTTATTTTATCAAACTTTACAACATTTGCAAATTTATCTTCTAATCCAGTTTTATGAGAAATCACAAATACATTAGCATCTTTGATTACAAATCTAATAATCTTAAGAAACTCTTCTGTACCAAATCCATCCAATGACGAATCAAATACTTCGTCCATAATCAAAAGATTTGTATTTACAGAGTTTTTAACTCTTGCAACTTCTCTCCATGTGAATAAAAGTGCGAGATCAATTCTCATTTTTTCACCCTCACTAAAAGAAGAGTATGAAAATTTTTCATGTATTGGTGACTCCACAGTTTCATTGAATTCACCATCAAGTTTAAAGTTGATATAGAAGTCCATCATCTGCAAATATCTGTTTATCTGTTGGTTAATAAACGGAAGATATTTTTTGATAATCTTTGTTTTGACTCCATCGTCCTTCAAGAGAGAATATGCAAAATCATAATGCACCAATTCTTCTCTTTTAGTTGATAAATTTTCAAATACTCTTTGAAGACTTTCTCTAAACTCTTCTAACTTTTCATGTTCAGTATTTCTATTCTGGAGGTTGCTGGTAATAGTTTGAATTTCGTGTTCAAGATCTCTGATTTGTCTTTGATTGAGACCAATCTTAGTATTGTTTTTAGAAATACCATGTGTTAAATTTGTTATCTCCTGAGAAAGTGTGATAAATTGACGCTCTCTTTCTTGCTCAAACTCAATTGTTTGTTCAAGTTCTTCGTAACCCTTTTTGAGTTCCTTTGCTTTGTTTTGAGCATCACTGATTCTATTTACACGAAACTCTTCTTCAATATCTTGTTGACAAGTGGGACAAACCGTATTCTCTGTAAAAAACTTATGCTCTTTAGTAATTGTACTTACTTTTTGAGATAGTTTTCCACGAAGTGTGTTTAACTTTGATAACTTTTTAGCAGCACCAGTAACCTCTTCTTGTTCTTTCGTATACTTAAAAATATCTTCTTCAAGAGAGGCATTCTCTCTCATATAAACAACAACTTCTTCATCTAGATTTGCAATCTTTTCTTTATTGGCATTTATATTGGCATTTCCACGATTTTCAAGTTCTTCAATAAACTTCTGTTGCATATCAATCTTATCTTTAAGATTAGATTTTTTCAATTCTAAAGATTTAATTTGATCTTTTCTTTCTCTCATACTATCTTTCAAAAGATTACTCATGGCAGAAAAAATACGAATATCTAAAAGATCTTCAATAACATCTCTACGATTAGCAGTTGTTAGCTGCATAAAAGGAACAAATGTACTGCTACCAAGAATTACAATTTGAGTAAATGATTTGTAATTTAATTTTAAAACACTCTCCTCAAGAATTTTTTGATTAGCACGATCATCAGCTTCTTTATGAAGAATATTTCCATTTACCTCAATATCAAATATATTTGGTTTGATTCCTCGTCTTACAAGATATTCTCTACCATTAACAGTAAATTCAACCTCAACAAGACAATCTTTCTCATTAATTGTATTAATGAGTTGAGGTTTATTAATTTTTCGAAACGGTTTATTGAATAAACTGAAGGTTAATGCATCCAATAAAGTGGATTTTCCTGCACCATTTGTTCCAATAATTAAATTGGTACTATCACTGTTCAATACTATTTCCGTAAACTGATTTCCAGTAGATAGAAAATTTTTCCAACGAATTTTTTTGAACTCAATCATTTTTAGACTTAGGAGGAATCACAATATCATTTGGTGTAATTACTGCATACTTATAGTCATGCAATTTGCAAGTTTTTATAGCAAGATCATCATCGACTTCTATGATTGACATTTCTTTGTCTTCCTGATCTTCTAACATCATAGCATATCTTTCGGCATCATCCTCCTCTTGAAATAAGAATAATACTTTGTGCCCATATCTATCTTGAACAGCATATGCACCATCATCTTCTTGGTTTTTTAATGTGAGGACAAACATATTATTCTACTTCACAAGCTTGTTTATATAAGTTTTGAAATATACCTTTAATAATATTTTTATCTATCTCAAATTCGGATTCATCAATATATCTATTCAAAATAGACATTGTACTTTCTTCTTCGGTAATTTCAAAATTTTCACTTTCTTGGACCTCAAAATTTTCAACAATCTTAAGATCCTGAACTCCGATAGAATACAATTTATCAATGAATTTTTCAAATGCTTTTAATTTTGTCTTTTTTCGAACTATGACTTTTACAATTTTGTTTTCATATTCAGAAAAATCAAATGTTTGATACGGAGTATCTTCGTAATAAATGTTATAAAAAAGTCGGTATGGATTATCTATGTAAAGATGCTCAAGAGTTTCAGTATCAAAAATTGAAAATCCTCTCGAATCATTCACATCATTCCAAAACATTTCATACGGATTTCCTAGATAGAAGATTTTTCCGTTATCCGATCTAGTGTGATAGTGTCCCGAGAAGACTTTGGTGAACTTCTCAGATAATTGGCTCTCCATACCATCTTCCATGGTGTGTCCACGATGAGCTTTAAATCCGTTGAGCTCAAGGTGCCCCATCGCACACTTGCTATTTGTATCTTTAATAGCTGTGACAGTATCCAAATGATTTTCTGCATTGATCCAAGGAATAAACAAAACATTTAAATTATCTATCTTTACTTCAGTCACTTCCTGATAGGTCGTAATATTTGAATATGATTGAAGTAAAAGTTGTGGAGAATTTGTATCATTAGTATTTTTGTAATAGCAATCATGATTGCCAACAATCATATGAACCTTGTATTTTTTCAATGGTTCAAATACGACTCTCTTTGCCCATTCAAAACTTTGATAGTCGATCGATTTACGACTATCAAAAGCATCACCCATATGAATCACAGTGTCGATTCCATGCTCCTCCAGTGCAGGAAAAAACACATTCTTATAGAAGAGTTCAAAATAGTCGTGGAGATACTTAGAACCCTTTCGTGCTCCATAATGAGTGTCAGTAATGATGGCAACTTTCATCGATTGTTATTTCGGTATTGAATGGCGTCCTTGATGCTATTATACTCCGAACTGTTCCCAGAAAGCAAGCTATCATCAACCATCATGACCTCATCATATCCGGTCTTTTCAATAATCTTTGTTTTAATATCCAGTTGTTTCTTTTCTTTTTGAATTCTTCTCAAAAATGCATAATGAATAACTTGAGTAAAATATGCAAAAGGATTTTTTGATTTATCCGGATCAAAATTATGAATATATTGAACACAATTTTCAATACCATCGGATATCATGTCCTCACGGAACATATAATTAACAAAGTTTGGTTTATAAGAAAGATGCGTAGCAATTTTTAAAAAAGATTCTCCAAGATAATTGGGAATTGCTGGTTTACCCTCCCATTTTTTCCCCCTTTCTTTTCTGGGTTGTTCTTTTAAATCTTTTCCAAATACAAGTTTATATGACTTTTCAACTTTAAGACGATAAACAACCATTGCTTCTAGCAGTTCTTTATTATTCACATAATGTTCGGGTTTCTTTTTAGACATAACATTTGAAAGATAAAAAATTCATTGTCATTATATTATAGCACGACTTGACAAACTATCAAACCATGAGTAAAATACCTTTGTTAGGTTTGATGGGTAATATTAACTTTCTTTAGTATCTTTAAGTTTATACAGTGTCTCTAGATGCTTTCTAGCATCTTCTACTGTTGATACATATCCCATTTTAGAATCAGGTTTAACCTTTCCATTGTTATTCATCTCTATTTCTTGTTCATCATCAGAAATGTAATTATTGTATATCTCAATAAGTTTTTCATTAGTCGATTCTGTCATGGTTAAAACTTTGTCTAGACGAATCATAAAGAAATCTTCGTCACTTAGTTCCATCCATGGTTT